CATTTGCGTTCGGCGGGCTGGCGAGCCTCGCCATGGTTGACTGGACACACTGGTACATGAGCCTGCTCGGCTTCCTGTGCCTCGAAGGCGGAGCGCTTGGCCTCGCGATCCTGGGACTGGAGGAGGGCGCACAGAATGGTTGAAATAACAGTAAGCATGAACGGTAAACTCACGCGGGTTCTGCGCGGTGATTACTGCATCGTCGGAGTGACGGACAACGACGGCGTTTTCACTGCCCTCGTGGGTCGGGCAGATGCGGCGGAAGTCATTGGCGCTGTCTGCACGCTGGCAAGTCGGGCGGCCTACGAACTGGGGCACGGCGACAAGAAGGCCGGCAAGAAGTTTCTCAAAATCATAGAGGAGACCCTGAAGAGCATCCGCAAGTCCCCGGAGCGGTGGCGCGAACTGCAGGAGGCTAAGGAGATACAGGAGGGCGCGCATGATTGAATTAAGGATTGAGCGCGACCGCGAGCTCCGGACGCTGGCCCGCGGCCGGGCGTGCTGGGCGTTCATCGTGAAGGATGACGGGCAGGTGTTGCCCTTCGTGGATTACGACACGGACAACAACGAGGACTGGGAGCGCTTCCTGCGAACCTGCGAGCACGTCCATGAGCTGACGGGGAAGCTGCTGGAGGTGGGCAGGAAATGAGCTACACGATGTATCTTTTCATAAAAATCAATGGAAAAAGGAGGACTTACAAATGGGAAATACCGAAAAGAGGGAAGTAACAATCGACTTAGAGGAGTATGCAGAGCTGCAGGCGATCGCTGAGAGAGTAGCGACCCTGAGCCGGTGGCTGCATGACAACAAGTACGCAAACATGGGCGATGTGTGCACGATTCTGTGCATTGAGATGCCGGAGGAGGAGGGTTAAGCTATGGCAACGCTGTATGAATTAACTGAGCAGTGGGCTTACCTGCTCAGCATGGCAGAGGATGAGGACGTTGACCCCGACACCCTCCGGGACACCCTCGAAGGCATTGAGGGGGAAATTGAAATCAAGGCCGACGGCTACGCCCGCGTGATCGCTCAGCTGGAGCACGACGCGGCCGCCATCAAGGCCGAGGAGAAACGGCTGAAGAATCGCCGGGTAACGATCGAGGCGAACATTGACAGGATGAAGAAGAGTCTGCAGACGGCCATGGAAGCCACCGGCAAGACCAAGTTCAAAACGGGCTTGTTCAGCTTTGGGATTCAGAAGAACCCGCCGAGCGTGGTGCTGGACGAGGTCGACCTCGGCAGGATCCCGCCGGAGTACCTCAGGCAGAAAGACCCGGAAGTCGACAAGAGCGCCATCAAGGCCGACCTGCTCGCTGGCAGGGACCTGACCGGGCTGGCGCACCTGGAGAGCACGCAGGGGCTCCGGATCCGGTAGGAAGGAGGGCAGAGAAAAATGGCTATTCCTGTTTTGGTTATGGGCGAAAGCGGCAGCGGCAAGACGTATAGCCTGAAGAACTTCAGCCCGGACGAGGTCGCGGTGATCAGCGTCGAAAAGGGGCGGCTGCCTTTCCGCAGTGGCATCAAGGTAACGCGGCTTCCAAGATACGACAAGTCGCCGGACTTCACCACATACGCACAGATTAACGCGGCTAAATACAGTTGGCTGGAGGCCGTGATCGAAAAGGCGAAGAGCCGGGCGATCGTCATTGATGACAGCCAGTATCTCATGGCTAACGAGCTTTTTGACCGTTCCAGTGAAACCGGTTACTCAAAGTTCCTTGACATCGCCAAGAATTTCAGAAATCTAATCCATTTTATCAACGAACTGCCGCAGGATGACAAAATTGTTTATTTCCTTCAACATGTCGAGCAGGATGCGAAGGGCCGCAACAAGTGCAAGACAGTAGGCCGGATGCTGGACGAAAAGCTCTGCGTCGAGGGGTGCTTTGACATCGTCCTCTACTGCGAAGACCACGAATTTTGGACTCAGGGCAACGGAACCAGCACGGCCAAGACGCCGGAGGGACTCTTTGAATCGCTGAAAATCCCGAATGACTTAAAATTTGTCGACTCTGCCATCCGGAAGTATTGGAACCTGGGAGGTGGTGCTTAATGGGTTGGGCTTATCTACCCGACGGCACCCGGGTGCGGTACGACGATTACATCAGAAAGCACCCACATTGGCAGGACGTCCGGCGGGCCCGCTATCAGTTTGACGGCGGCCGCTGCGTCGTTTGCCACCGCGAGCTGGCGGGCGAGCCTTATCAGACGCATCACCTGAGCTACCAGCGGCTCGGCAGGGAGAAGCTCCGGGACGTCGTGACGATGTGCGACAGCTGTCATCACTCATTCCATCAGAATTGGAGCAAATCCAACTTCTGGGAAGGCAAGGAGTCGGGGCACTGGGACGTCTACGACCTGCCCGCCACCGCTGACCTGTGTGCCGCCTACTGGTGGCAGGACAGGCTCATCAGCCGGAACCCGAACTGCCCGAACCTCTGCAGCCGGGCCGAGGCCATGAAGCTGGTGGACGCTTACTGCGAGCTGAGGGGACTGGAGCGGTCGCCCATCATCGACCCGAACGACATCACCCTGTTCGTCAGATGCAAGCGCTACGAGCTCTATTTCGAGGCAGAGGGGCGCGGCCTGACGGTCGAGCAGTTTCTGGATGAGTATTTCGGGCCGAAAGTCCGCGGCAAGAACCCGCTCCGGCAGGAAGCAGGGCGGCAGGGCGGCCCGTTCGACCATACGCCGGCGAGCCTGCACCGTCACTACAAAGAGAACAAGAACATTTTGATGCTTATCAAGGAGGTTGAGAAGATTGAAAACAACAGTTAAGACATCATTAAAGATGTTAATCGAGAAGGCCCTCACGGAGTTCAGCCGCGAGAGCGATCAGGGCAAAGAACAGATCGACGCCTACGCCAAGAGCATGGTCGACGATTTCGAGCGGTACCTGAGGGCATATTACGAGTTTAAGGAGGATTAAGCTATGCAGAGACCTAGCGGATACGACGAGGCGAGAGTACAGGGGCAGAGCGAGCCGATCGAGCTCGGCGGCCACTATTGCATCATTAAGGCAGTGAAGGAGACGACCAGCAAGACCAACAAGCCCATGGTCGTGGTCGCCATCGACTTCGACGGCAACGACAGGCAGGCAGGGCTGTTCGGCAAGCGTTTCGAGCAGGACGACAGGGACGGCAAAAAATGGCCCTTTGCCGGGACCAAGTATATCATGGTGAACGATTATCAGGATCCCAGCAAGACGAGCTCAGCATTCAAAACGTTCTGCTCGATGGTTGAGAAGTGCAACGACTTCGAAATCCAGTGGGGCGTGCAGAATTGGGGTGCTCAGTTCGTCGGCAAAAAAATCGGCGCGATCTACGGCAACGAGGAAAGCGAGTACGAGGGGCAGAGGCGCAAGCGGGCCATTATCCGCTGGTGGTGCGCACTGGATGCTGTCGCCGATGCCAAGATCCCGGAGGACAAGCTCCTGCCCAACAGCCAGCCCGGCGCCGCTGTCGTCAACGGCTTCGTGGGCGGTGCTGCCCTCGCGGACGAGGAAGTCCCCTTCCTGTAAGAGGCGGGGCTTATGAACCTAACTGGATATGTGGACGCTGAGGGGGTCAGAGAGGCCCTCGGCGTCCTGGTTGAGCCGGGGCAGGTGTTCGAGGTCCGCGGCATCGGCACGACAGGCCGCAAGGTGGTTGTGTCAGGCTACTTCAGGGACGCGGACACCCTCCTGCGAGCCATGCAGACGCTTGATCTGCGCGAGAAGAATTTCTACATCACGCTGGGCAAGGTCAAGGATTATTGCTACGCCAAGGCTCAGAGCGGCAGGTTTCTGCAGGGCGTGACGACGACGGACGACAAGGACATCGAGTGTTACCGCTGGCTGTTTGTCGATTTTGACCCGATCAGGCCGGCAGATATCAGCTCGACGGACGCAGAACTGCAGGCGGCGCGGGAACTGGCCGACAAAGTGAGGGCCTCCCTGCGCGGACGCGGCTGGCCGGAGCCGGTGGCGGGGCTGTCGGGCAACGGCTATCATCTGCTCTACCGCATCGACGTAGGCAACGATCAGGAAGGCCGGGCGCTCGTGGAAAGATGCCTGAAGGCTCTCGCGATGCTGTACAGCAACGGGGACGTCAAGGTCGATACGACCAACTACAACCCGGCCCGCATCTGCAAGCTGCCGGGCACACTGGCGCAGAAGGGCAGCAACGTGCCGGAGCGGCCGCACAGGATGA